AATCATGCTGGCTTCGGCCCATTCGAAACCTTCTCACCCTTACCCGCGACGAGGTGCTTCATGTTGGGCGGAACTGCCTCGTTTGGGGTTGTTGGAGCTGCTCCTGGGCGATCGCCACTTGCTGCCAGTGATTGGGCCAGCATCTGTTGCTGCTGGATCCGTAGCTGCTCGGCATGAACCATCTGCGCCTCGATTTCCGGCATGATGCCGTCGAGGTTCGGAACGTTCATGATAGCGAGTGCGCCGCGGATGGCCTCCCGCTTGACGATCATGTTGTTGGGCGCGATGTCACGAACGATCTGAGACCAGGATGTGGTGTACTTCACAACGTCTTGAGAGATGATCGGAGGGAAGGTGAAGCCGAGCCGCGTCAGAGCCTCGTCGACAACCTTCTTGTCCTCGATCGCTGTCACCAGAACGTAGTGGATCCACTCCTCGTACTCTTCCTCAACCCACTGCTGCCAGTCTTCATAGGTCTTCACCATTGGAAGTTCCATGGACTGTGCAGTTGCGAGGTTCGCGTCCCCACCTTCCCCGAAGTAGTGGGCCATCACCCCAACACCAGCTCCACCGGTCGTCAGGAGCATTTTCGCATCCTGGGCTGCGCCGGCAGCTCCAGTATCCGTCTTCATCCACTCGAGGTCGACGGCCTCGTTGGAATCATACGTTGCTCCAGGCAACGGCCGAGTCAGCTTCTGAGTCTCAGTTCCGTAGCTGTTCCCCACAGGGAGCCCACCGAACTTGCCCTGGAACTGAGCAACTGCGGTCGGGCCACCCTTGATCTTCCGCTTATAGGAGATGGCCTGGGCAGCTTGGTTGATAGCAGCCCGACCCTCCATGAACTCACGGAAGACCCGGAACCACTCTCGAGAGGCATAAAGCTCAGAAACGCCACGCTTCCCATTCTTGGTCCAGATGGGATTGATGTAGACGTGGCGGATCTTCTTCTCGGGCTCCAGCTTGGAAGCCGGAATTTGAATCGTCTTCTTGAGCTCGGCCCACTTCTCGTCGGTGATTCGGTAGTCCATGTAGTACTTCACCTGAGGCTGTCCATCAGGCTTGTACATGTCGTTCTCGCCATCGTAGACGAGCTTGTGGAACTTCCGCCGGTAAAGCACAGGCTCGACACGATTGTCGGGGTTATAGATGATTCCATCGATCTCGTTGATGGGAATCTCTGTAACCTTCAGATAAGGTTCCGCCTTATCCACGAAACAGGCGTAGAACTTCTCCCCGTCCGTGACAACATCGTCGAGCATCTCCTGCATCGCCCTGTGGGACGTTAGGATCAGCTTGTTGTCCGGGTCGTTCCAGAAAGCTTCGACGATGATACGGATGGGGTCGGAATCTTCAGAGGGCTCCGCCGAGGTCTTCTCACCGGGTCCGTACTCATCTCCAGTGTCTTTGACCTTGCCATTCCCGTTCGAAGCAGGAGGACCAACCTCCACAGGGGCGAAGGCTTCTGGTGCTCGCGCCCGACGTGGGAGCTGCACGAACCGAGTCGGAGGAGGAGCCGGTCTTGATGTTGGTGGCGCTTGATTTGGGTCTGGATTTTCTCCAGGTCCGCCAGGCGAAGCCCCCTGGTCGATTGCTGCGTTCATATCGACCGGAGTCTCAGCCGCCAGCACCCACTGGATGCCTTTTCCCAGGGTGAATCGGACTATCAGCTTGACTGCTTGCTTCGCTAGTGGGTTGTCGTGGCGTAGCCGGCGAAGTCTGGTGAGAGTTTCCTCACGGTTCAGACCAGGAAGAACTTCCTTGATTCCGCCGAGGTCGTACAGATTGAGGTAGTCAATATCCTCAAGTGTACGCTGCAACATCTGGTTGTCGGAGTAGATGTGCTCGAACGCATCATTCAGCTCGGCGATTTGGCTGTTCTGCGACTCTAGGGCATTCTCAAGGCCGACGACCTTCGCGATCGCCTGCTGAACCTGGTTCATGTGAACCTCATCAGTGGAGTCCCACAGAGCGCGAACCACTCTGTTTCTCGGCGTTCGTATGCTTTGCAGGCAGCTTCTGGATCTTTCCCCTCGAGAATCGCCAGTTCTCGTTCCTGGGCTAGATCCATCCTCAGCTCATCATTCCAGAAACTGAGTACTACCCCTCGGCGGAGCTGAGGAAAGAGGGGTTCTACTCGGGGCTTCGCCCGGCTCGGACGATTTTGGTATTCTTTTGTCCTGTCCCCGCGACCCTTCTTATAGCGGCGTTCTCGCTTCAGCCGCGTCTGGCGTTCCCGGTACTCGGGGTGCTCGGCTCGCCACTTCCGCCAGTATGCAGGATCACGGGTCAATCCAGCCCGAGCGAAACCCTCTCGGTGAGGTCCGGGATCATCTCGCTCCAAGACATCGTTTCGAGGGTAACGTTCTTGCGCTCTTCATTGAAGAGCTCAGGGAAGTAGTTGTAGTAACCATAGCGGATGGCATCCAGAGTGTGGTTGTCCACGTCCACTGGGTTCTCCGTCGGGTTTACTTCGACCCTTTGTCGAATCGTATCTGGATAGTGGTAGAGCCCGTGTTCCTTGATTGCATTCTTGCAACGTGGATCATAGGTGATCCGCGGTACGATGTTCTCCCCCACAGAGCGGATGGGGTCTCTGAGGAACATGTGGTGAACTTCGATACCACGTCGGATCGTTGTCGGCTTCTCTGTTCTCGTCCGATAGCCGCGAAGTCTCCAAGTAGCAACCGCTTCAGATGCTGCCTTGTCAACAACAACATCGACCTCCTCCCTGGGATTGCCGTAGTCATTGATGATGTAGGGCTGCCACTTATCCTCGGCCAGACGAATGATTTCCGAGGTAGTGTGCTGGGTGCGGTAGATTTCGTCCAGAACATGTACTTCCTCTGTGGGAGTGATCTGGACGAGCATAACCGCGTATGGAGCAGCAGAACCCGGGTCAACCCACAGGGACGTTCGTAGCAGCGGATTGAAGATATGCGACTGAACGTGAATCTCGGAGGTGAACTCTGGAAACACGAGGCCGCCGTATGCGATGAACTTGGCCTCCCATTCCTGTGCGAATGCCTCCGGCGAAGAGTTTCGGCGGGCCTCTTCGATTTCTTCGGCAGGCAGGATCGGGTTCATTCTCGAAGGAACTGTCCACGATTCCCACCAGGCGTGATCCGGGTTGCCCAGATCCTGGCCCTTCAGAAAGAACTCATGGAACCAGTTGAACCCGCGGGGAGTGGACGAGAACAGAGCCCGACCCTGCCGATCGGCTAACGCCGGCCGAATGTACTGATGCCAAGTCCGTTCCTTGAGGCGAGCAGCCTCCGCGAGAATGACCAGATCCAGACCTTCACCGATGAGCTGGTCGGGATTCTCTTCGGAACGACACTCAACCATCGAGCCATTTTCGAACTGGATGAAGAGCTCACGTTCCGACTTGCGTCGAACGGGGACCATGTTCTTGTTCACCGCGAGGTTCCACAGGACGCGGAATTCCTTCTCGGCGAGGTCCATCGTCGGCCCAACAATCCAGACGTAAGAACCAGGGATCACGATCTGGCAGAAGGCTTCCCGGCCTCCTAGAACTGATTTCCCGATGCGCCGTCCACCATTGAGAACTCGGAACCTAGCCGTCGATTGGTGAACTAGTGCCTGGTACGAGAACGTCTGAAGCCTCGTAGCCCGGAAAATCGCCGCCATTCTTCCCGGAGTCAGGAGCGAAGAGCGCGGCAAGGATGTTTTCGTACTTGTTGTTGACATTGACATCACCCTCGACCGTGATTGCCATCCCCTTGCCACCGACGGTCAGGCGATCCATGATCCGCAGCAGGTCCAGAAGCTCCATATTCTTGATGACCGCGGGACCAGTTCGACGGTCAAGTTCTCGGACGATCTTGCCCTGGATCCTCGAGGTCGTCAGTCTCCGGTGCTCCTCGATCCGCTCCCGGAAGTCTGGATCCTGAAGATACTTCTTGATCTGTCGAGCGGAAACTCCCGCGTACTGGCCGGCGAGCTTCTGGGTTGCCCCCACAGCCAGGGCTTGAGATGCCATCTCCATGTGAGCCCGCATCGCAGCATATCGCATGCGAGGCTTCTTGACAATCTCCTCGCGGTAATCGTCGAGGTCTTTACCCTTGGGATTCAGGATCGTCAGACCCCGATTCGTCGGCTCCAACCTCTTCCGGTCGCCCGGTCCCGCGTTTTCGGGAAGATGAACCAGGTCCCTTCTTGCCGTCATTGGGAATGAACCCCATGCCTACCCGAATAGCTTTCGCCATGCGGATGTAGATGTTGAGAACGGATACGTCGAGCTTGGCCGCAATCTCGCGTTCCGTTCGTCCATAGACCCCCTCAACCAGCACCAAACCCAGCGGAGGTTGATATCCCATCAGTCGCCACAGGGCGGAAGTGACGGGGAACAATCCCGGTGCTGGTGAACTAAAGCGTTCGACTCTAGTTTGAAGGAAAAGCTTGTGGCCTTCCAGCGGGCTTCGCGCGGTATACTGCTCGCGCGCGAGGGAGTTTCGGCGTTGCCGATAAGCTTGAAGACTTTCGCCGAGATTTGGCGCCTTCAATCCCATGACAACGAAGATGTGGGATGCCATTTTTGGTGTAGTTTCCGGGTTCCCGTTCGCTGCCAGCACTTTGTACTGGTGGATCCTACCCGGAACCTCGCCTTCTACGCCTTCTTTGAAGAAGCATAGCCCACAGAGCAGTGGCTGTTCTTCGACGAATTTGATTCCGTAGAAGGGATTGTGGCCGCAAGCTAGAGGCTCCCTGAATGAATCATAGGGAAGAGAATGTTGTAAGTCCTTTACAAAACTCTTCCCCAAGTTCGGCTCCGGGGTGGCTGCTCTGGCAGCTGACAACTTGGCGACCCTCTGGGGTTCCCGGGGAAGAGCTTTCCCTCGGGATGTGGCTCCCAATTACCGGTAACTCCGGAAGTTTGGAGTTCTAATCTCTTCCCTCTGGACGAAGGAGGGTGGATGTTGAACCCTGGGCTTGCCTCCAGGAGGAGATGCCCCAGTTACCTGAGCATCATACCAAAAAAGATTTTGCCTGTCAAGGCTGCCCAAACCTGGGGAAGAGCTTTGGAGATGATCACTTCACGTCGCTTCTTATTCAAAACTTCAGCTTCCCGGAAGGTGGCACTTCAATCACTTCCTACAAGATTGCAGAGGGTGGATGTTGATGCTGATCTTGGCTTTCCCACAGGGCAGGAAGAGGCATTCTTTCGCAGAAAAAGCAGCTCACTTCTTATACAAAAGTTTCCCGGTGGCGTTCACATTTAGTGCGGACAGGTCAATAGACCTCGACTGGGGTCACAGGATGCCTGCACCCCCTCACGCATCGCCTAGATGGCCATCACAGGCACCGCGTCTGGCCCGTCCCTGGGCGCAAGAGCACATCTCCGGATAACCAACTTACATCT